CTTTGGTGGCTACGAACAGTCCGAAAAAGGCATAAGTAATAACAGGACGAACACTACCCCTGAGAGCGTTGATAAAGCCTCCAGCGTCAATAGATCGGTCATGTGCGTACAGCCCCTTTGTTTCTTCGATGTCTGCCTTCTTGTCTAGCTCAACCAGCTTCATCTCAGACCGCTTTTGGGCAAGCTCTGTCTCGATTTGCATCATTTCGATGCGGTGCTTCTGCTGCTGATTGGCCTTGAAGTAATCAAGCACTGACGGCAGAAAAGATGAGCCGAAGCCCAGCAGACTTCCCAGAAGCGCCATCATGTCTTTTCTCCATTAATGAATATGCCAAAGCAGCCAGTGAGTGCGCCCATACAAACGCTAACCAACCCCGCTTGGGCATTTGTCACTTGATCGGGTGGAATGGACATAAACCAGTGGACACTCTGATACGTTAGCACTGTGACAGCCAACATCATCAAACGGGGTAAAACTTTGAGTTTATCAAACGTCTCTGGTGTCATAGTTTTATCCCATTTTTGTTAGTACAGTCATCAGCATCACGATTATGGCCGCACTCGCACCGATCATAATCGCCTCTAAGCGCTTCACCCTCGTAAATAGTTCTTTGTGCTGTATGGTCACCTCTGTGCGTAGGGACGCAAAGGTGACGTTTAGATCATCAATTCTGCTGTGTGCAGAGGCCACTGTGCGCTTATCCATATTTACACCTATTTACCACAAAACCACGCTCATTCATATCTGGCATTAGCTAGGCTCAACGGGCCAAGTAACAGAGTTTGGAAATCCTGCTTGAGCAGGTACGTCACGTAGTGCAGCACGATATGTACGCCAATCGTCGGACATAGTGACATCACTGTTAGCCATCCAATCGCAAGCCGTTAGTTTAGCATCACGTTCTTCACGCACTTGAGCAGCGGCTCTGTCATTGGCTCCGTCAGCCCACGCCTGTTCTTCTGCGTCACGGGCGGCTTCTTCGTCTGCGGTGAACTGCACACGCTCACCATTTATGTTGTGAAATCTTGGCATGTCAGCCTCCTAACTTATACCGTAAAGTTTAATTGTTCCTGACTTCATGTTTCCCGAACTTCCTAAAAACTGGACGCCTGTAACTGCTGCGGCAGGCTCGTAGACAAAGGTGTTGCGAAAAACGGTAAACCCAAGGGTAGCATCGTTGGGGCTTATGGACATTGAAAACCCTGTGGTACTGTTTGTACTGTCTCCGGCGTTAAAAATATCAAATACAATTAGCGATGCGGCTGGTGCTGCAGTAGCATTATATTTGTTTAATTCAATATAACTTGGATTTACATTATAGATGGTTATGCTGGATGAGCTTTGTAACGTTCTTATATTCGTATACCTGTAATTTGCACCCGTATCTACGGACCCGCCCGACTTATAACGCAGAAGTAAGCCACCATTATTGCCAGTTGCATTCAAGTAGTCTGACATAACAAATTGATATTGGCGATAAGTGCTATCCAGACCCTCAATTAGTACATTAGCATCGTCATCTATAGTGGTAGTTGAGATTAAAGTGCGGCCACTACTGCCAGCAGCAGCCCAAGAAATATCTGTGCCATTAGAGGTAAGTACAGTATCAGCACCACCAGCAGCCAGAGGTGCAGACACGCCAGAGCTATTGCCAACGTCAATAGAACCGCGTGTAAGGTCGCGTGTGACAGTTCCAGAGAACACCGCATTGCCGCCCTCAGACATATCAAGAGACAATGCAGTAATTTCTGTGCCTCCGTCATCACCTTTCAGCAAGATGTCTTTGTCTTGGACATTAGATTTGATGACAAGGTCACTGGATGCGTTGGTTATAGTTCCAATGGCTGTGCCGCCATCTTTAAATATTACATCTGCCCCATCAGCATCCAGAATAATATCGCCAGCACTGTCCAATGTGATGGTTGTTCCTGCGGCACTCAAAGCACCAGATGAAGTCAAAGTAACTGTTGTTCCTGTAGCAGTAAATGTGCCGTCAGCCGTAATGGATATGTTGGCTGCTGCTGCGGCTGCGTCTGTTGTGGCGATTGCCAAGGCACCATCAGCCGCGACAGTCAGCGTTGCCGTGTCGCCTGATGATCCTGTCATTGTTATGACTTTGCCGCCTACAGCAATGTCTCCCATGACCGTTGTTCCAGCCAGATTCACATCTGTTAGAAGATCGTAGACTACTGCGCCTGATCCTGCGCCATCTGTGGCGATCATTTTGACCTGACCAGCAAGCACCGCAACATTTGCTCCAGAACCTTGGGTGAATGTCAGAGTATAGCTGGTTGCATTTTCAATCAGCCAAACCTTTGAAACGGTGTTGGGCAAAAGGCTGACTGTGCAAGCCTGACCACCGCCAGTCAACTTTAGATACATGCTGCGGTCAGGGTCTGATGCGCCATCCGCAAGTGTTATGTTGTCTGTTGAGGCATTGGCAATAGCGCGTGTGCCGTAGCCGAACGCCTCCGCAATCATTTCTAAGTTTAGGTTCGTGACCGTACCCCATGCGCCCGACTGATCGCCAGTCGCCATTTCATTAAGGCGTAAGTCATTATCATAGGATGAAGCCATATCAATCGATCCTTACAATTGCGGTGTTTCGGGTTGCTGCTGGGAATACGATGCGGAAAGTACCACCAGAAACAGAGAAGTCACCGCCAAAATCAAGAACGGCAATTGCTCCTCTTGCGTTTGAAGTCGCATCGCCCAGCGTTTTATTGTAAATCAAAGCACCACGGGCAGTAAATGTTGCGCTTGTCCACTGTGGGTCAGCCGCATCAAAAATGCCACTTCCAGCAGTTGTGCTGGCACTGTTGGTGTCTTCTGTTACTGCCTTACTTGCCAATGCAACGCCAGTAGTGGTGTAGCCATTGCCGTTGGCAACCTGACCAGAGGTGATGTAACCATCAGTGGTCGCATTAAGTGTTGCGCTGCTGGTATACAACGCAATCATTATTACGTCAGTGTCTAGGTGGTGGTCACCCAACAATACGTCTTTTTTAAATAACGTACTCATTGCCTGTGTGATAGCCATATTATATGCCTCCGTTGTATTCTGCTGCGTAGTCGCGTTGCATCTCTTGTACAGTAAGTTGGACGGCTTCGTCAAACTGGGTTTTATACAAAGATAAAGTCTCTGGCGCTTTTAAAAACGCAGAAGCCTCGTACAGAGCCGCAGCCAATAAAACTGTAGAAGCGTTAGTGTCGATCCAAGTGTTGGGATTGCCGTTACTCAGCCCCGTCTCAGGCGCGATAAAGTCCACGCTGTAGGCCAAGGCCGCAGATGGCGTTGGAGCCAATCTAATGACCGTGCCAGCCGTGCCTGCGCTGTCTGTGCTATACATTCGTGGGGTGCCTTGTGTTGCCGCATTGGGCCAGTAATCTCGGATGTAAGAATCCACCCTGTGGTCGAGATACGTCACAACATTTGTGTCGGTAATTGATACCTGTCGGATCATTCTCGCTGTGGGAATTGTGTATGACGCCGTGCCTTGCACAAGATTGGCCGCAGCAGATGTCGAGCGAAAGCACGGCATATTTGGCAGGCGCTGAAAAACCATTTCTTCAGCCTGCGCTATTATCGTGTCAATAGACGCGACAAACTCTGTCGAGTCATCCTCCAAAAACGCTTGGATATTGGCCTTGAGTGTTGTGTAGCTCATCTATTCATCCTCAATTCCATTGACCCGTTCCATATCCAGCCTCGCCCCATGTTGTTATAAGACGCACTGCCTCTGATCCAGTGGCCCCAGTGCCGCCAAGTCCACTTACTGTGAGGTTTGAGTCAATTGCAACGGCCTCAGAACCAACCGCTGCTGTGCCGCCAGTGCCGCTGACATTAAGTATTCCATCTGCGTTTATAGTTTCAGCACCAACAGCACCCGATCCACCAACGCCAGTTTCAGTGATTATTGCATCCGCAGAAATGCCTTCAATTCCAACGGCACCTACGCCACCCAGACCAGCGGTGTGTGGGCTTCCATTAAGATCACCCCAGCCGCCTTGGCCCCACGCGCCTATTCCCCAGCCGAATGCCTCCACAGAAACAACATTGCCAACAGATGCTGTACCACCAGCACCTGTGGCTGTCGGCAACCCTTCAATAGCGCCTGTGCCTGCGCTGCCAGAGCCACCAACACCAGTTGCGATCTCATCAAGCTCTACTGGGACAGTGCCACTCGAACTTGTCAATGCTGGAGTATTAAGCTGACCACCCATTAAGTTATGGTTAGTGCAGTAGTAATAAAGTGTTGGTGCGTTGTCAGCCACAACTATCTGGGTGTAAGCATTGGCCTGTCCCGGCGTTCCAGAGGTTGTCACACCTGTTGTGTACTCGCTGCCTCCACCATGCGTCCCATTTGCTGTTGTGCTAAATCGCAACGGATGCCCATTGTTGGAGGACGCACTTTGATCGAAGCGATATGTGCTG